TATATATAAAAAATTATTTGAAGGCAAACACAATGATGTTTACAAGTATCAAATTGATAGAATTAAAAGAGTTCAAGGAGATTTTCAAGAGGTTATTTCATATAATGTGATACTTAACTACCAACAAGTTATAACAAAGAAAACAGCAGATTTATTAGTTGGGGAAAGTCCAAAAATTTCTGTTAAAGATGAAAAGAAACAGAAAATCGTGGATGAAATCATAAAAAGAAATGATATTTATAATTTGCTTTATATAATTGCAATGGACACCTCCAGATATGGAGTTGGACTATTTTATCTATATAAAGATTTAAACAGGGGAGTAATTGATATTACTCAGCCAGCCATCTGGTTTCCTGTGGTAGACGAGAGAAATGTAAGAAGAATCAAATATCATGTGTTGTGTATACCTCGTGTCTTAAATGAAAATAAAAATGGAAATGAAATTGAATTATATGTAGAAATTCACGAAAAAGGCAGATACACAATAAAACGATTTTTAGTAAGAAATGGAAAAATTATAAGAGAATTTACTGAAGAAGAAAAAGTAGTAGAAACATGGCTAAATGATTTTGCAATAATTCCTGTTACAAATATTACAACCTCTGATAATATCTATGGGATAAGCGATTATATGGCGATTGATTCTATTATTTGTGAACTTGAAGTGAGATTTGCACAAATAGCGAAGGTACTAGACAAACACTCCCAGCCAAGTATGCAAGGGCCAAGCAGTGCGTTGACTTATAATCGGGAAACAGACACTTACAGTTTGAAGACGGGTTCATATTTTGTCGTGGAGGGAACGGATGGAAAGGTGTCATACTTGACTTGGGATGCACAACTAGAGGCAAACTTCCGCTTTATAAAAGAACTTCAGAACGCTTTATATATCATTTCGGAAATGGGTGGCACTTTGTTGGGCGAACGTGAAAATGGTAGCGGTGGCGTAACAAGTGGTATTGCTTACAAACTCAAAATGGAAACGGCTCTTCAAAAAGTTGGAAGAATAAGAAACTCTATGGATACAGCCCTTCGAAAAGCCATTTCTAATTGCGCAAAAATGGAAGGGTATGATATTGACGAATACGAACTCATCATCGAATGGAAGGACGGACTTATTGATGATGAAAGAGAACAAGCGGAAATAATGCAAATTAAAAACGGAAATAAACCTGTTTTAAGCCATGTGACTTCAATAATGCTTGCCAATGATATGACAATGGAAGAAGCGGAAGAAGAATATCAGCGTATAATGCAAGAAGAAATGGAAGCAAATCCTTTAAATGTACCAAATCCACATATCGGAGAAAATGAAGAGATAGATGAAGAGAACGATTAAAGAGAGGTGAGGACTTATGGTAAAAAAACTCACCTATGTTGAAGAACTTATTAGATTGTTCACATCAGCACAAGCGGAACTTATTCGTCTATTGCAAACTGTGGAACCAAGAGGCAGTGTTTATCAATATCGAAAAGAACTCCTTACCCAAATAAACAAGGAATTAGCCTTACTGAATGGTAAGGCTACTCCTTTAATGGAATCTTTAATTAAACAAGCGTATATTCAAGGAATTATATTAGTGAATAGAAAACTGGGTAAGAAAATGAAAAGCACTAGAGAAGCAGATATTTTAAAAGAATTAAGTAAAACACATCGTAAGACTATTAATGTGTTTATACGAAACAAACTAAACGAACTCAATGATACACAATTTTTCATTGGGCGACAGATAAAAGATAATATACAAAAAGCCACACAGGAAGCAATTGGACTTAAATTAAGTACAAATGAAACTCTTCAAGAATGTAAAAAGAATATATTAAAAAACTTTAGTGAGCAAGGGATAACTGCTATAAAGACAAAAAACAATAGATATATAAGGATGGACGCTTACGCAGAAATGGTAGCAAGAAGCACTACAAGAGAAGTAACAAACACTGCAACGATTTTACAAGTTAGCGAATTAGGCTATGACTTGGTAAAGATATCTGAACATCCTAACGCATGCCCTATCTGTCAAAAGTATCAAGGCAGAGTTTATAGTATATCTGGTAAAGATAAAAGGTTTCCCAAATTAGATGTTGCCTTTTCGAGTGGTTATGCAAATATACACCCAAATTGCAGACACGTTCTGGAGCCGTATATTGAAGCGTTTAATGATGTAGATAAAGACATAATAAACAGCAATCGTCCTTTTATTGAACCAAGTAAAGCCGATAGGCAAGTGCAAGCATATTACCAAGTTCAAAAAGAAAAAGCGAAATTAAGAGCAGACAGGCTTGAATATGAAAAATATAAAACAATGTTAAGAGATGAAACACCTGCTAGTTTTGCTGCTTTTAGAAGAATGAAATTGGCTAATTCTGATAATTATAAGAAATTAAAACAAAAATATAAGGAAGCCGTCAAGAGAAACAAAAGAGAAAGTTAAGAGAAAAAATTTTAAAAAAGACTTGAAATTAAAAAGTATGTTTTTATAATATAGGCAATACAATAGCAACGATAACAACGATTCCAACGCAAATAATAAAATAACGAAAAATTTCATAAAATCATCTCCTTTTCTATAAAGGTGGTAGGCTTGTTCGGTGTAATGAGCCTACCATTTTCTTCTTTTTTTTATTAAATTACTCAAGTCTATTTTTTTTTGTGTTGATAAGGTGTCAACTGCTTCGCCTTGCTACGCTGTTACACGAAACGGTGTCAACCGAAACGGCACTTTATATATATTACTACTTTGCTCCATCTCTCCCTCCCACTACCTTTTCCTAGAAAAACTATTTCTTAGAAAAAACACTTGACACTGCAAAGTAAGACTTTTTATAATGCTTCAAATTTTTGAAAGGAGATGATAACTATGAATTCAACACAAATAATTTATAACTTTGATGAAATGACTTGGAGTGAAATTGAAAGAATTTTAATACTCGAAAATTTAGAAGATAATTATGTTATTATAAAGAATAAAATATACAAAATTGAAAAACTTGAAAACAAAGACGAAGAGCCGAAGTTTTATGATTTTGTTTTTTTAATGAAAGATTCTGCTGATAACATACATTATATCAATATTTGTAAAGAATTAAATCTCTATGATTTTTTTGATACTATTCATTATAGTATTTTGCGTGTATCACGTTTATCCAAAAAAGATGTTGATTGTTTGTTGCGGATGAGATGGATTAAAGAAGGAAAATTTTTGGCTATTGAAGGTAAAATATATAAAGTAATTGATTATTTTATGAACCAAAATTATAAAAAGGACAAATTTAGATTATATGACTGTTTAAGCAATGAAACCATGATTGTAAATTTGTATAAAAAGTTAGTGAGATAAAGTCAACAGGATTTACGGGAAAGTTTAAAAATCATCTCATTTTCTAAAGTGGTAGGCTAGTTGAAAGAAACAAGTCTGCCACTTTTTGTTTTTATTGATAAGGTGTCAACTCAAGTGGCACTTTATATATATTACTACTACATCTCCCACTCCCTCTACCTTTTCTTAATCTTAAAAAATATTTTTTTTAGAAAAAACTTGACAACTTATAATAAGGTTCTATAAAATGCTTCAAACTTTTGAAAGGAGATGATTTCTATGATGTCTACTAATTCTAATGAAACAAAAACCAATCAAACAATCAACATAGATGATATTAAGGTAAGATGTGAGATTACAGAACTACTTACTAAAGAAAATTTACATGAACTACTCGGAAAGAATATTAAAATTAACAATAAAACTTACAAAGTCTTACAAATGGAAAAAGGAGAACTACTTTCTGCCGGAAAGGAAGCGTATATTTTTATTAGATTGCGTCTTTACAATGAAAACGAGAACATAGAAATTATAGAGATTGTGTATGATTTTGGAAAACGTGAAAATCTGTATGATATAAAAAACATGTGGAGAATATCTGTTGCTGCATATGATACAACAGAGACATATTCAAAAGCATATACAATTTGGGCAAAAAGTAATTTTTGGGTGATTCGTGACATAATTCGTAATAGTATTTAATTTTACAGTATATTTATAAATATATTTAAATATAAAAAAAATACAGGGATACAGGGAATTACTCCCTGTATTTTTTTTATGTTTTGCAGGCTGCTTAATTTAAAAATATGCGCTACAATGTTTGTAAAAGTTAATGCTACTTTTTAAATGTTTAGAAAGTAGTAATTTAAACTTTAATAAACAAATTTTAGGTGTATTTTAGAGTGTTTATAAAAGTATACTTTTTCAAACGGTAGGTGAATAAATAAATGCAACGAAATTTTGCTTATATCCGAGTGAGTAGCAAAGAACAAAATTTGAATAGACAGTTAGATGCTATACGCAGTTTGGACGTAGCAATAGATGAAAGAGATATTTATATTGATAAAATGTCTGGCAAAGACTTCAACCGCCCTGAATGGCAAGCACTCAAGCGTTCTATTCGTTCAGGTGATACTTTATTTCTTCATAGTCTTGATAGACTTGGAAGAAACAAACAAGGTATACTACAAGAGTGGGAATGGTTGATAAAAAACAAAATAAACATCGTTGTGCTTGATATGCCACTACTGGATACACGAAAATATGCCGAACTTGACGGAATTGGAGAATTAGTTACAAATTTGGTGTTACAGATTTTATCCTGGCTTGCTGAAGAGGAAAGGAAAAAGATAAAAGAAAGACAACGTGAAGGAATTGACGCAGCGTTAAAAAGAGGTATAAAGTTTGGACGTCCTCCCGTTCCAAAACCGAAAGACTTTGATACAGTATACAAACAGTGGAAAAATAGCGAAATAACAGCCACAAAAGCCATGCAGATTCTTAATTTAAAGAGAAATACTTTTTATAAATTTGCAAGAGAACAAGAAGAGAAAATTAAAGAGACAGTCTAAAGAGAATCTTTGGGAATTAC